TTATATAACTGGGATCGGTACTGATTTCGATACATCCGGCAATGCATATTTAACAGATGTATATACTGCCAACCCCACAACCACATGGATTCCAGGATCCACCATAACCGCAATTTCCTTTTCAGGTGGTGCGAATTTAGTGTCTGTACCAAGCGGCATACCTACAAGTTTAATTAGTACAAATAAAATGTTTAATGGTGCAACAATTTTTAATTGGGATATTACTTCATGGGTGCTAACCAATGTTACAAATGTGTCATCCATGTTTCAATCAGCCAGTGCATTTAATCAGAATATCAGTACATGGAATGTTGCAAATGTTACAAACATGTCATCCATGTTTTATGGTGCAAAATTATTTAATCAAAATCTTAGTTCATGGAATATATCGAATGTTACAGACATGTCATATATGTTTGCTGGTATTAATGATAGTAATTATAATATATTTAATAATAATGGAAGTGCGCTGACTTGGACTATGGGAACTGCTGTAACAAACATGTCATTTATGTTTTACTATACAAATGCATTTAATCAGAATATCAGTACATGGAATGTTGCAAATGTTACAAATATCTCATCTATGTTTAAATTTGCAACGGCATTTAACCAGAACATTGGTTCATGGAATGTAGCAAACGTTACAACCATGCTTAGTATGTTTAATGGTGCATCTGCATTTAATCAAAATATTGGTTCATGGAATGTAGCAAACGTTACAACCATGCTTAGTATGTTTAATGGTGCATCTACATTTAATCAAAATATTGGTTCATGGAATGTAGCAAACGTTACCAACATGCAATCATTATTCCAGTCTGCTTCGGCATTTAACCAGGACATTGGTCAATGGAATACTAGTAACGTTACATCCATGCTTAGCATGTTTAATGGTGCATCTGCATTTAACCAGGACATTGGTCAATGGAATACAAGTAAGGTAACAACTATGGCTGATATGTTTAATAGTGCAACTGCTTTTAACCAGAACATCGGTCAATGGAATACTAGTAAGGTAACAACTATGGCTGATATGTTTAATGGTGCATCTGTATTTAATAAATTTATACAATGCTGGAATACATCTCTTGTGAGTACTTATTCTAATATGTTTGTTGCTGCCAGTGGTATGGATGCTCAATATACAGGTACAACTGGATATGGTAACACTCCAACATCTGCCTTTTTTAATCATCAGCTAGGTCTAACATATACGACTACAGATATCAACACTACTATAAGCTTTCCACTCGTATATAGTAATTCGTCATTGACTGCCACAATAGTATGGGGTGATGGAACTAGCACTTCAGGATCACCCCCTTACAGCAAGACATATAGCGCCGCAGGAACGTATTCTGTCGTATTTGATGTTGCTACGAATCCCAGTTATATAACTGGGATCGGTACTGATTTCGATACATCCGGCAATGCATATTTAACAGATGTATATACTGCCAACCCCACAACCACATGGATTCCAGGATCCACCATAACCGCAATTTCCTTTTCAGGTAGTGCGAATTTAGTGTCTGTACCAAGCGGCATACCTACAAGTTTAATTAGTACAAATAAAATGTTTAATGGTGCAACAATGTTTAATTGGGATATTACTTCATGGAATACAGCTAAAGTTACAAATATGTCATCCATGTTTCAAGGCGCAGCTGCATTTAATCGGGCTATCAGTTCATGGAATATAGAAAAAGTTACTAACCTATCTTACATGTTTTATGGAGCCACTGCATACAATAATGGTGATAGTGCAAATACATGGGTAACCTCACCATCTGTGACAAGTATGGCATATATGTTTTATAATGCACCATCATTTAATCGATACATAAGAGGATGGTATACACAATCTACTACTGACCTGACAAATATGTTCACTAATGCAACTGCTTTCCAATTGGCATATTACCCTACCACACCAGGGTACGATACCTCACAAAGTACACCATCGTATCTATATTTTACTCAATATCGTTATCCATGTTTTATGGAAGGAACTAAGATTTTATGTTTAAAAAACAATAAAGAGATATATCGTCCTATCCAAGAATTACGAAAGGGTGACTTAGTCAAAACTATATCAAATGGATTTTTACCTATATATATGATAGGTACCAGTGAAATACATAATCCGGGTCATGACGAACGTATACCATCTAGATTATATAAATGTACGCCTGATAAATACCCTGACCTATTTGAGGATTTATATATCACTGGGTGTCATTCCATCTTGGTAGATTTCCTTACAGAAGAACAATGGGACAACACAAAATACATATTGGGTGATATATTCAAGACAGATAATCATTTCCGTTTAATGGCGTTCCTAGATGAAAATGCAAAGCCTTACAACAAACACTCGTATATTAATATATATCACATTGCATTGGAAAATAATGACTACTATATGAATTATGGAATATATGCAAACGGACTTTTAGTAGAAACCTGTTCAAAACGATATTTATCTGAGTTATCTAATATGAGAATACTAGGAGAAGAGTGTGAATTACAAGATAGATTTATGACAAATAATATAAATATAAATAACATAATACAAGCAACATAACAACTCGAGACATTTCATTCAATATAACGTCATCATAATATAATGATGATGTTATGTACCTTTCAATATTACATGGTTAAGTATTTCTTATCAATCATAGTATTTTCAACAAGGGTGTAAATGTGCAAATGTTATTACGTAAATTTAATATAACATTTTTTACAATAATTTATTACTGCGTTTGCGCGTTCCTTTGCGTTGTGTTGGCTTGTGACGTTTGTTGGGAGTGCGTCGTCGTGTCAGTTTTCTGCTGCTGCGGCGGCTACTTTCATGATTCTTCGTAAGGAATTTATCATACACAAGCCTTTTATATTGTTCATAATATGCATCCATGTTTTTCTCATCGATGGTCTTGTTTAAGTTGGCAATTTGCTTGAACATGGGCAAGTTTTTATAGGGCTTTATTTGTACACCGACGTCTTTAAATGTAAGCGATGGAGTTTTATGAATGATATTGTCTGACGGAATATCGTAATACTCGGTATATGTTTTATCAAAAGAACCATATTTCATATTGGATTTGTCCAGGTCTAACAAAGCGATCAATTTGTTTAGATTTTCTTCACTGGTGCAGTCAATCTCCATGTAAATCGGGAGACCTGGAACGATGTCAAAAGTTATTTCGTGGGCTAAATCGTGACTCCACTTCTCTCTAATTGTTTCCTGATATGACTTCTCTTCAATGCCTATGGCTCTTAAAAACTCACAACCTTTTTCAAATGATTCATTGATTGTCACTTCACGCTCATCTGGATATTTCTTGTCGTTGAATATTTTGGTTGTCATGGTAATCTTGTTCCCTTCATTTCTGACTCTAACAAATCCTGGGTTATCTCCTTTTGCTTCGCATCTTTTAAAAATCAGCCGATAAAATTTAAGAGGACCATGAACTTGTTTTGCTCCGTTCTCTCTTAGTTTGTTTTTTATGTTTGTTATATCAATATTTAGAAACTTGGCTTCAAATTCCTTCATATTTTGTCTTGCTCTATATATAGTTGAGTTTATAATTTCAACAAAAATAAATTCATGGTTTATTTGATCATGAATTTATTCATTTTGAGAGAAGTTGAATGAAGCTTGCTTTACATCCATCATATCAACGTCTTCTATTCTTACGCGTCTGCCTTTTATATTTTCTGCTTGGTGTTCTAGTGGGTTTTGCTCTACTTTTTGTGCTAGAACTAGAGCTATTAGTTTTGATTCTACTTTTCTTTACATCAGCAGGACGATATGCCAAAAAGTGTTCATCGTAAATTCTAGTGCCACGTTTGTCTTTAAGTTCAGCCATTTTCGCTGCTTTATCAGCACGTATTTCTTGTAAGCTTTCTTGATGCCCGTAACAAGTAATACTAAACCGACGCAATAATCCTTTTTGAGAAAGCCTGTTTCGTTCTTGGATGTCAAAAAGAAATTGCGCCATGCAAAGAATTCTTTCACTATATTCTTTATCCTTAAATAAATCATAACCATACAAAAACGCTAAATAAAAACTGAGCATGGTATCAATTGTCGCTACTTTAATCTCTTTCTCTTCATCGTCAATCGTATTATAACTATGACATCCAATCGTTGCGTAAATATTAGCAATAGTATCTTGTCCTACCTTGACCTCATAACTCTCTGGAATCACCTCACCAATAGGTTTATTATATATTATTTTGACTTTACGAATATTATTTTCATTCAACCGCTCTCTTAATATTTCTGCAGTCGTCTTGGGGTCAGTAGAGAGAACATCAAAATCAGGGTTATGACTCAATTTCTTTTGTAGTTTGGCAGGCATGTATTTTGAATACAATGAAATAGCGTAACCGCCAAAGAAGACAACAGACTGATTAATTAACGTATCTTTTGTAATATTAAATATTTCTTCTACTTCGTCTGGAGAATATTCCATTGGCCGTTGAAAATCAATATTATTACATTTTACATTTTTCATTGGATAGTGTTTATTCAAAAGACGCAAACGTTTATATACCTTCTCCCAACGACCCGTATCCCCTGCAGGCCGACTCAACTCTAAAAACATGGACATACGCAAAAAATTAGGAGGGGTATATAAGATACCATTGACGCGTACTGCGTGTTTTTTAAGAGTATTAAACAATTCCTTAGGTATATAGGTAATATCCGCAACAGGTACAAATTGCACAAAGACCTTGTAGGTACCAAAGTGTTGCCCTGCCTTGGCTTCTATTTGCTCAAACCCCTTGCTATGATAAATATCCGCCAACTCTTTTGCATCGTCCATTGCATTGGGAGAGAAGAAATCGTAATCGGGAATATCGGTTTCTTCATCGTAGAATTGGTCATCCTTGGGCAAAATATTATTAATCGCAATACCCCCATATGGAATGAGCCCTTTACGCTTAATAAAATCAGTAACTATGGTCGTCATTTCTTGTATCTTTGGAGACGAAACAACGCGCTTGGCCATTTTCTCTTGCGCTAAATCAATAGACATTCGAAGAATGGCTAATTCACATTCTTCAAACGACATTTTATTATTACATATTTTTTTGGATTTCATCAGCTTGTTATATTATGTATACAAAATATATAATACAACAAAATCAACACAAAGTAGCAAAATAATTAGATAGTGGTGGTTAAATCTTGAAGCTATAAAGCCCACCAGCATCCGCTAATTTTCGCGGAGCATAAGATAATGCAGGGTTGGGGGGCGGGGGCATAGGAATCGTCACTGGGATATATCTCAAATCCGCCGGTTTCAAGCTGAACGCATGCCCAGTCCTATCAAAAAAGGCCGTGTCCTCATTGAGACTATTGTCGATTTGCTGATAACGCATAGCCACCATTTGGCAACCGAGGGCTCTAGACATAAGACCGCTTGGATTATCAGGATTGATACCATCATCAGGTAATACCATCGTCATATTGTGCTTATTAAATTCCTTCAACTCGTCCATATCAGGCGTATACTTGATTCCACTTGTAAATTTAAGCGTTCGCATAAAAACCGAATTACTTGTCATGTTCACATATTCCTTAAATCCCTCATTCTCCATAAAGGCCACATTTGATTTATCCACTATCACGACTATTTTGCCAGCCAAATCCAGAAGCGGCACATTTCCTAAATTTTTGCCTCCATTCTCAAAACTATACTTTTTACCCAACAAATAACTATCCATACTCTCAAATAGGCTGGCAACCGCAGTATACATCTTTTGGTTGTTACTCTTAAACCGCAAATGCAGTATAATAGGGTCATTCGGGTTGGGTGCAGTACTGGTGGAATATGCAAAATTTTTAAAGATAGACAATACTTCAGCAAATTTAACATAGTTGAATGTTTCTTTTACATAAAAGCTATTATTGGTAGATGTAGCCACAATAGGCTCATTGTTCAACGAATAAATCTCAAAGTCAAAGCCGCGAACTCCTTGTTTAAGAAGGTCTTTCAATATACAACTAGAAACCACATTGTTCTTGTAATCACTTACACTACACGCATTATAAGCAGTTTTAATATAGTAGTCTTTCAAGGTATAAGTATAATTATTAGGCGCATCTTTACCAGGATTTTGATTCGTTGTAATGGAGCTAATTTTGCCATCCAGGGAAGAATATATTTTATCCAATTGTTTGCATTCGCTGGGTTCTAAATTATTTATATGATAGTGTTCCCATATAATAAAAACAATAATGGCAATTAAAAGTATGATAATAATAATTGAAGCCATATTTTCATTAAAGGACTTCATTATATTACTTGGGCTCAATGCACTTGCCAGCTGAGTCATAGTATGTTTAATATTTTGTCCAGTTTGTGAAGTTTCCATATCTGTCTGATATAAATAGATATTATATTATCGAAATAAATTAGTTAAATAATATTATTATATATTAATAACGCTATGGCTGGAGGATTACTATCATTAATTAGTGAAGGTCAGCAATCAATTATATTATATGGAAATCCGTCAAAAACTTTTTTCAAAACGACTTATTCTAAAATAACCAATTTTGGAATGCAAAAATTCCGTGTGGATTATGAAGGCGCGCGGACTTTGCAATTAACCGACGAATCAACCTTTACGTTCAAGATACCTAGATATGCCGATTTGTTGATGGACACCTACATATCCGTAGACATGCCCAATATTTGGTCGCCGATTTATCCTCCGACCCCGGAAACAGGCAATAAATGGGCGCCCTATGAATTCAAATGGATAGATAATCTAGGTGCAAAGATGATCAGTAAGGTCACCATCACCTGTGGTAATCAAAAATTACAGGAATTCTCCGGAGACTATTTATTGGCACAAATTGAGCGTGATTTAACTGGACAAAAACGCCTATTATTTAATAACATGAGTGGCGGGTCAATAGATATGTGTGATCCAGCCAGCAGTGGGGCGCGTTTAAATTCGTATCCAAATGCGTTTTATACAACAGCCTCAAGCGGCCCAGAGCCCTCCATTCGTGGACGCACTATTTATATTCCCTTGAATGCCTGGTTCTGTAATAAAACACAAAGCGCATTTCCACTCATTGCGCTACAATACAATGAGTTGTATATTAATATCACCTTTCGCCCAATTAATCAGCTCTTTACTATTCGTGACGTATTTGACCCCTTTTATAATTATCCCTATGTGGCGCCAAATTTCAATTTAGAACATATGCAAATGTATCGTTTTGTGCAACCGCCACCGGATATTTCATTGAATGCAGCAGCATATATTGATAAACGTGCAATATGGAACGCCGACATCCATTTAAATTGTACTTATTGTTTTCTCTCTAATGACGAATCTAGACTCTTTGCAATGAATGAACAAAAATATATATTTAAGCAAGTGCACGAGAATATTTTCTACAATGTCACAGGCCCAAACCGCGTAAAGCTGGATTCCATAGGATTAGTATCGGATTACTTGTTTTATTTTCAACGAAGTGACGCAAATTTGCGCAACGAATGGAGCAATTATACAAACTGGCCGTATAGCTATTTGCCGTCGGACCTGATACCAGCGCCAACAGACGGCAGTTATAATGTGATTGAATTAGACGCGAGTGGGAGTCCAGTTGTTGTACCCATTGGTCCTGGTGTCAATCCAGATGGATATCAAACCGGGCTAATGTTATCTGGAAATTACAATTCGCAAAATATGCGTTCAATTTTAGTTGAGCTTGGAATCTTGTTTGATGGAGAATACAGAGAGAATCTTCAGCCGGCGGGTGTGTACAATTATATTGAAAAATATCTTCGAACGTTAGGATATGCGCCATTTGGGCTGTATTGCTATAGTTATAGTATGAATTCCGGAGCCATATTGTGGGATAATCAGCCTGCAGGCGCAACCAATATGACACGATTTAATAACATTGAGTTGGAGTTTAATACTACCATCCCCCAGTTGGATCCACTGGCACAAGTTCTTACGATTTGCGACCCAGAGAGTGGAGAGATCATAGGCATTAATAAACCAACCTGGCGCATATACGACTACAATTTTGACTTGCACTTTTTTGAAGAGAGAATAAATATAGTTACCTTTGTGGGTGGTAACTGCGGATTGATGTATGCCACATAAGCGGCGTGTATTGATTTTTTCACACAAAATATTATATTATCTATAAATAATATAATACGCACCATGTTTGAACGAAATATTTTAATGAATGACCAAAATATTTTAATTGGGGTTTATGTTTGTTATGTTATTCTTCAAATGTATATTGTGAAAAATTATATATTAAATTGGCAATCATTGATAACGGGAAGCAATGTGGACCAAATGAAATACAATTTAGCCCATAAGTCTGAATTATCCGATGCATTTGCAAAAGAGATTGTATCTAGAATAAAAATGTTAGACCACATGGATTATGCCGACTGGATAAATTACAATAATAAAAATGCGGTTTTTACCTATGATAATTATGAATATGACATTTATATATATGAAAGAGTCCGCAACGGAGTAGCAAACTATTTAACAAATACCCAATATATATTAAGAGCAAATAAAAATGTCGATAATTTAGGATTATCGTACACAGACTTAACCAGGCAAAATAATTATAGTTTTCTCTTTAGTTTATTTACGACAAACCCCGATTTTCTTGAAACTATTTTTCATGGAACACAATATTCTGATGGCACAAACATATACGCGCATTATACAGTGGATGCTGAAACAAACCGCGCAGTAAAGACGAATGAAATCACTGGTGTTTGGAAAAAACAATTAAATAATCAGCATAAATTTGAAGGTGTTATGTTGCTTGGTTATAGTTTGGTAGATGTGGAAAATCAATACGCAAATAAATATTTTAATTTTCTTGAAATCCCTTTCATAGTAATGGTCAGTCTAGGAACGATACTTGCCTCCTTACTTTTATATTATTCTTCGGGTCAGAAGAATTTCTGGATGGCGCTTTTATTTTTATCGGTATCGAATATTTATCTAACCGAATTTATGAATACAACCGAAGGTCTCTCCACCTTACAAGTAGAAAATGACAAATTAAAAGACATTAATGATGGCATATTGAGCATTTCATTTTTAGCGGCAGTAAATATCTACATTTTACAATCATTGAAACAGGTAAAAGACCACAATGACCTACATAACGAATCTGCCTTTTTGTTCACATTGGCCCTTGTGTTATTAATGTTTGCATTATTTAAGAAAGCACAAAATTATAACAAAGTAGATGATATTCGTGTTCACAGAATACAAAAGCAGTTCATGTATAACACCTCCATATTTGTCAATTTATTCATATTGTTTAACTATTTAGTCTATGTTGCTAAAGATGGTCATGTCATCAATGCGTTTAAAAGATATTTACTGAAAATATTACGGGATTAGAATAGTATATCATAAGTTATTTGAATGATATACTAGATCGGGAAGAGGATATTAGATTAGATTATATTAGATTATTCCAAATAAGCATTTGATGCTAGCGGCCCATTTTCACTAAATTGGCCGGATAAGCTATACCTGGTCGGATAGGTTGGCATGTTTGTTAATTTGGGTGGGTTATACATATTATTGTATAATGCATCGTCCTTGTCAAAAGAAGCTTTCCACATATTAACTCCAGTATTGTATTCGGGAGGCGGTGAAAATTTATCAGAAGGAGCCAATAGTTTAGCGCGTGTTCCCACATCGGTTGTTAATTCTGAGTAATTCGGAGCTATGAACGCATATTTTCCAGCATCATCATCTCCCTGGACCTTGTTTATTTCAAGAAATGTATCTGACACGTCACTCGTACTTGGTTTACAACCATAGCAATCTATATCACTTAGACATCTGCCTCCAGTAATAGAACATTTATTATATGGTCCGCACATGTTTTTACAGCTATAGGTTGTATTAATCGGGAGATTCACATTAGCTTCGTTTATAAAACATTCCACTACGTACTCATTTATTAGTAATGAATGCATCCATTTACTTAATCCAAAAAATAATAATACGCTTATTAAGGCGAACATGATAAATACAGATAATTTCATATTTTTCATAATCGGTTATTATATAATATTTATATAATTATTTTCGGGTATTTTGGAGTATTTTGGAGTATTTCAGAGTATTTTGGAGTATTTTGGAGTATTTTGGAGTATTTTGGGGTCGTGTGTAGGTAATTTTTATATCAATTAAATATAACAACAAATGGCACAAATAAACGAAGATATAGATCCAGAATCCGCAATTGATAAAGCACGAAACAGAGAAAATGCGCAAAAAAAAGAGATCAATTGGGCAGGATTGGGTAAAGATATATTATCGTTCTTGTTAAAATTAATCATCATATTTTTAATCGGTTCAAGAATCGTGTTTGCCTGTAAAGTAGCCCAAGCAAATATTTTACCGACTGATCTTGAGTGTATGCCTTATACTCCAGCCCCTGCAGATGAAGAGTCACCTAAATATCAAACCAATACTCCGGAAGCAAATATAGATGTTACACACATATACAATACAGGCACAGAATCATATGAAGCATTTGCTACGATAATTGCATTTGAAATAAATAAATATACCAGACAGAACTACCTTCTAGATAGGTTAAGAAAGATTGAATATGACCCAAATGTAGGCTCCATGGTAAAATATTTATGCGTGGTGATTAAAAATATATTTGTCTTTTACTATGGAATTACTACCAGTCTATTTAATTTTATGAACAGCTATCTAAATGAATCCTTGATATTATTATTGGGGCCGTATTTGTTAATGTATATGTCTATTCTGCTTTATCCTGTAAGTGTCGTATTATGTATTATTTTTTGCATAACAAACTTTGGCTGGTTAATGAAAACCAATAAAAATAATGACGCGGACTATAAATACAAGAGCACTACCGAACCTATTTGGAGATCATGTAACCCATTGTCGAGTATGTACAACTTCCTCGGTACTATTATATATTTGTATATCGGTTTCTTCTTGGCCACTACGTTGTCTATTTCTCCTATACCCGCCTTGATTGGTCTCATATGTATTTTAACCCCCTTGTTTATGAAAGCAAAGATCATTGACCCGACCAACCCCGACAAACCCTTGAAGGATGATGCCACCTATGGGTTTGGTAGTTCAATAGTTGGATTAATTGAATCCAAATTAGATGTTTTCATGTTCATTTTCTGCGTATATACAACATATGCAACCTCCAAAAATTCAACGAATACCATGGCACCTGTATTGGTTGCATTGGCAAGTATATGGTTTTTATATCGAACCATGAAAAATAAACAGCCTCCGCGTTTAGCCACCGAAAATCTTGTAAGTTACGATAGAAATGAGAAGTCCTGTCCTGAGAAAAAACTAACCAAAGCTGAACTGGATTTATTAGAACGTGACAATGAAGATGATAACGCAAGAGACAAACAGGCATACGACGATAGTATTATTGGTCAAATAATTAAATTTTGGGTAACGCTTCCAAAAACAATTTATGATTCGTTATTTGGACCAGACAAGCCTTGCCCCATAGGAGGTAATATGCAGCCTGCTGCTGCGGATGAATCTATAACACCCTCCCCAGAAGTTCCGACACCGGAATTGCCATCTATGCGAACAACAGAAGTTCCGACACCGGAAATTCCATCACTCCCGAAAATACCAAAACAGATGGAAACAATTAAGCCATCTTCCCAAATAGAAATGACACCTCTACGCGGTCAACGTGGCGGTCATTTGCTTCGTAAAATGAAAAAACTAACAGATACATTGAAACGACGAGGTAGTAAATAAATGTATAAAAATAGAATATAAATAGTTAAGCTATAGTTAATTATATTCAACATGGGCAAAAATAATAAACCACTTAGACCATTTGTCAGTATTTGCACACCAACATTTAATCGTCGCCCCTTCTTTCCATTTATCATCAAATGTTTTGAGAATCAAGATTATCCCAAGGATAGAATGGAGTGGATTATTATTGACGATGGAACAGACTCGGTTGAAGATATTGTGACCATTGTCCCTCAAGTAAAATATTATAGATATGAAAAAAAAATGAGTCTGGGTGAAAAGCGAAATTTGATGCACGAAAAGTCAAAAGGATCTATCTTGGTTTACATGGACGACGACGATTATTATCCACCGGATAGAGTGAGTCATGCAGTTGAAACCCTAGAAAAGAACCCTCATGCATTATGTGCCGGTTCAAGTGAAATGTATATCTACTTTAAACATATCCACAAGATGATTCAGTTTGGACCTTATGGCCCGAATCATGCAACGGCAGCCACATTTGCATTCCGTCGTGAGTTGTTGAAGCAAACCAAGTACGATAATGACGCAGCAGTCGGTGAAGAAAAACAATTCTTGAAAAATTATACCATTCCGTTTGTTCAGTTGAATCCTATGAAGACTATTCTTGTGTTTTCACATGTGCATAATTCGTTTGATAAAAAGGTTCTTTTGGATAAGCCAAGTGATTTTGTAAAAGAATCACCTAAACAAGTAACTGATTTCATTAAAGATGATGTCATATTGCAGTTTTTTATGAATGATATTGACAAATTGTTAGATTCATACAAGCCGGGACGTCCTGAAAATAAGCCGGATGTTGTAATGCAAATTGATGCATTGACAAAGGCGCGTCAACAGATGGAAGTACAAATGCAACAGATACAGCAGCAAATGCAAATGCAAATGCAGCAACAAATGAATCAACAAATGGAGGGCATGAAAACACATTATGAGACGCGAATTGCACAATTAACGGCAGAAAATCTCAGCATGAAAGATAAGGTTGAGTATTTGACAAATAAAATCACCACTATTATCAAAGAACAAATCGCGAAAAAAAAACAGGTTGAACAAGTATTAACTTTGACACCGCCAATACAATCCACATAAACACCATCTACATCCCAACCACTTGCATAATGACATGTTAGCTGCAACATGTTATTATGACATCATGTCATCAATGCTTTCGGTTTCGACATATTCAATTCCGACTGCATCTTCTTTTATATATTTATCTAGGTACCTATAAATTCGATTGATATCTAGTTTTGTAATATCACAATTATCAAACATTTCTACAAGTTCCGTGTTGGCGTCATCTAGATTATTCCGCAAATTCAAGAAAAAGGAAAATAAATCCTTCTTGTCCATGGCCAATTGATGACACAATACTTGAATAAAGGTGGAATTATTATATTCTGTTGAATATTTGGTCAACACTTTGGTAAATCGTGTTTCATTCAAGGTATGCTTTGTTTTTTTCTTGGAAGCAGCCGCAGGGGCGTTTAAGAATGATTCATGATATATTTTGTTGTTGTGAAATGTTTTAATAATGGAGCTCATCTCATTAAACTGCCAAATCTGTTTTTGAAAAGTAATTCGGTCAATGTAATCGGCAAAACAAATATTCTGTAAAAGTTTCAAATATAATGGAATATACACGTTCGGCTTCAGTTTTGTAAGAACATCCGCTATATTTTCATGCCACAAAAGGCCCACTATTGTTCGGTCCGTTTCATTCATCAAGGTGCCGTGTGCTTGTATGGGGTATGGATTATTGATTAAATTCTTGGTGATTTGCTTGGTGTCGTCATTATATGATTTCATTTGGAAAATATTTTGAATGATTTCTGTGGTTAATACGTGCTGCTTGTTTTTATAAATATTATAAATAGTGTGCAACTTGCGTAGGTCTCCTTGAATAAATTCATTAATATGTGCAATAATCTTCGGGTCGATATCTGGCATGACTTGATTAATGATCGTATTAATCTGCGTCGTATTCGGTGTGTTTAATTCAATTGGGTTACAGACTTTCATCAGCTCTTTGATCTTCTTGTCTACGTGATAATTGCTTATACAAATAATCGGCGACATGGTCATTTCTTCCTGCTTTTGTTTTTTGGTCTTTTTTGGCCGGATTAATTTAATCAATGTATTGATACCTCCTTTATCCCCGCTGTTCATGCCATCGATTTCATCCATCACAATGACAATTTTTTTGATTTTCTTATTAAACATGCTCATGATATTTTTATCAGACATGTTATGTTTTGTAATCGTATCAATAACTAATTTATTACGCACATCTCCCGCGTCATATTTAATCACATCATAATTCATTTCTTTCAAAAGTTGCATCACAAATGTGGTTTTTCCGCAACCAGGACTGCCATAAATATAAATGCCTTTTTTTACAAGCGGGTCGTTTTTATTGGCCTCAAAGGTTGTTAGCAGTTGCTTTATTTGATTATATTCATTTTCACGATTCAGTATATTATTAAAGTTTAAATTATCCATGATATACTATTCAATCTGTTTTTATATTTATATATTTTGTGTTTATATTTGTGTAGTATGGCATATTTGTTTAGCATGGACAGATTATGATAAACAAATATTAAGCATAAGTCTTACTTATTCACGATGCATGGATTAGGTACACCATAGGTGATTCCATCCCAACTAACATTATTAGAAGTCGCCCAGTTATATTTTGCACAATTACCCGTAGATCCCATAAAGGTAGATGTATTAAAATTCATAGGAGATGTAGCAGCCCCAGCATTATCATTTCTCGTATTTACTACGCATTGGGATCCATCTTTACCAAGGTCTAGCCAATAATCCGGGCATTTGCCCGTTACTGGTGGCCAAGCTTGTTTATTTTGGGCCATGCTAATATTTATACCAATCGTGATTAATATAATTAAAAGTATTACAACCGCCGAGGTCATTATTATTGATTGAATAGACGCCATATATAAATAAAAAAGAATATATTTTTTTATTTCATAGTATATAATAATGAACAAGGTTACTAATGGCAGAATAGATATATTGAGTCCCGACACAAGGTCTTTATTCAACATGTATGATAAAATTCCGGCACATCAATGCACTACTTATAGAAACCCACTTGAAGGGCAATGGGACGAAACACCATTGTCAAAGGCGTATTTTTCTAAAGAAAATATTCAAATTATCCAAAATGGAATCCGGGCGGGTGTGTATGCACAATCCAATAATCAGTATTTAATTGGCCCTCAAGATTGCGATAGTTTAAAAATAGTCATGCGATCCATCTATCTACAATATTCAGCAAATATGCCTGGCCACATTTCCAATCAAATAGAATCACTAAATCAAATGGTGCTTAATTTCTGTATTCAACAAGTATATAGTGAAGCAAAGGGATACATGAAATATCTTAGTGATGCAAGTAATATGTATGACCCTATTGCTCACCCTGTTCTTGCAAAAGAAAATGACAAGGAACTTGTCTTAAAGCCGTGGTTTTAAACCTAAGGCTCCTCCACTAAGATTTTTGTATTTGTTTTTGTATTTGTTTTTAATTTATTGACACCCTGTTTAATAATGGTCTTCTTACCCTTTTCTTTTTTTTCTTTTGTAGTACCCATCATGAGACGCTCACGTTCCTCCGTGTATTGAATATATTCCATGCGTAAATTATCCAATTCAGTGAGCCACATTGTTTGTATTGTGGTTGACTGAAACTTTTCCAATTCAGCCAGTTTGTCACCATGTTCCTTTAATAACTTGGTCACGTTTTCATCTGTTACGCTATCCATGGACATCTTTGTCAAATATTTGAAATCCGCCTCTTTGCCGAGCTGATCATATCCTTTGTTCAAGAGCATTGTGTGGACCTGCTCCTTGGTCTTTTTGCGTAAATCAATCGTGCCATTGATGTTTTCTTGAATATACTTGGCCTTGTTCGATAGCAAGGATACTTCTTGTGAGACGGCTTTGATTAAATACTCCTTGCGCTGCTTGTACAACTCTAGGCGCGTCACGTAGTAATCATCGATGATATCCGTCACACTTGCATACTTTTTCAGCTTGTCATCCGCATCGAACAAGTGCATATTACTATTTGAATTCGTCGTGTATAATTTCAACATCTTTTCCAATCCATTACATCCGTTATCCGACTCTGCGGATTCCAGTTCTGCAAGCTGACCCTTGTTCAACTGAATCGTAAAATCTACGCTGGTATCTTTACACATGTCGTCAAAATCTTTTACGACGGGCGTGATCTTTTTACCACTTGCATCAGCCGTTTCCGTCAACGACTCCAGATGTGCTTTGAAATCGTCAGTCCACAAACCCACTGGCAATTCAGTCACGCGAATCTTATCCACACCAATCGTTTCATACTTGCCTTTAATCAAGTACTTGGCGGATGCGTCCCCATTACTGGAACTCGTATTTGTGTTTGTGTTTGTGTTTGTAATAGTTCCTTGAAATCCTTCGTAATATGGCACAAACGTCATGCTGGCAATTTCTTCCGTCTTATTCAATAATTTGGCTTTCAAATAATCAATAATGTTGAGCGGGTTATAACACATAATATCTGTACTGAAACCCGTGCCAATACCCTTTGCACCATTTACCAAAACCATAGGAATAATTGGCGCATAGAATAAGGGTTCCACAAGCTGACCATCGTCATCTAGATATTTCAATATGTTGTCATCTACTGCTGGGAAGATGGTCCTTGTAATATTATTCAAGAAGGTGAAGATGTATCTTTCCGACGCACTATCTTTGCCTCCTTGTAATCTCGTGCCAAATTGACCACTAGGAACAAGCAGGTTAATATTGTTTGAACCGACAAAGTTTTGCGCCATGCCAACAATGGCTGCGTTTAAAGACGCCTCACCATGATGATACCCCGAATGCTCTGAAACATAGCCCGTAAATTGTGCTACTTTGATTTCGCTGTGCAAGTTCTTCTTAAAAGCAGAATACAAGATTTTGCGTAGACTGATTTTTAACCCGTCCATGAGATTTGGAATACTTCTGTCACAATCATACTTGGAAAAGTGGATGAGCTCCTTGTGAATAAATTCCGTGTAGCTGACATTCTCCTTGTTTGTGTCCAAATAACTCTTGCGGTCGTATTCACCCAACCAATCCTTTCGGTCATCCGCGCGTTTTTTGTTGAACACCATATCAATCGCATTGTCGCTTTCTGTTCCTGTGTGTTCAAAATTGACTATTTTCTTCTTCTCAAAATATTCACGGAATTCCTTGCCTGTGCTTGTACCTAGACCCTTGTAATATTTAATATTCCAATTCGTGTCTTGGTTGTTTGCGTCTTTTAGCCAGTCTTCATATTCGCCATTGTTATAAAACATCAATTCTTGGTTGCCCTTGCGTGCTTTCAAAATCGGCGTGTTCATAAACCCAATGAATCCTGGAATCGCCGCTAGAGTCGGCCAGACGGATTGAAACAAGTTAATGCCCAAACCCTTAATATGACTGCCATCTAAATCCTGATCTGTCATAAACAAGACCTTACCATAACGCAATGACTGATGCACGTCTTCAATACTTTTATATTGCTTTCCCGTCTCTAGCCCTAAAATCTTCTTGATTTCGGTGATTTCTTTGTTATCCGTGATTTTTTTAGTGGTCTCGCCACGCACATTCATAATCTTGCCCTTCATTGGATAGACACCAAATATATTGCGGTCCTCGGAGGACAGCCCTGAAACAATACCTGCCTTGGCTGAATCACCCTCACAAAAGATGATTACGCATAGTCTAGATTTGTCGGTGCCTGCCCAATTGGCATCGATCAGCTTTGGAATACCGCGAATATGTTTGCTCTTGGTCCCATCCGTTTTCTTGGCCGCCTTGTTTTCCTTCACTTCCGTTAATGCACACGCTGCATCCATTACGCCCATCTTGGCCAGTTTTTCAATGAATTTATCGCTGACTACACAAGTTGACCCGAATTTCGCGCTTGGCGTATTCATGAAATCCTTGGTCTGGCTATCAAACGCAGGATTCTCAATATCACAACGTAAGAACAAGATGAGCTGCTCCTTGATGGTATTTGCATTGACGACGATCTTCTTTTTCTTTTCAATAAACGCGGACAATTTGCGTGTGATTTGATTCAAAATATATTCTACATGTTTCCCTCCTTTGCACGTGTTAATTCCGTTGACAAACGATACCTGCTGGAATTCGTGCTCTGCGCTTAAACCCACGGAATATTCCCAGCGTCCATTTTCCGCGGCCTCATATGCACGCGGGCTGTCCTCCTTGGTCCCAATATACATATCCACGTATTGTTGGAAGTTCTTCACAGGAATCAGTTGGGTATTGTATTTTACCTTGAGCGCCTTGTCTGTCACCGCTGCAATATCATAGACGCGCTTCTTCAAAAGCCCAATCATATCTGCGGATAGACCCGCAATACCCAATCTTTGATAGTCGGGTTTGAAGGTGATTTTTGTATACGGCTTATTTTTGCATTTGGTAATAGTTGGCTTGCCGATCACGTCCAGATTATTTGAGAAAGTTTGCGTATATTTTAGCCCGCGCACATGATCAATCGTCTCTATGGATCCGCTTGTTGACCAAATGAGAACCAGCTTGAATCCAAAGCCATTCTTACCGCCAACTATTTTTTTTTCTGTCTTGTCGTAATTTGTGCTGGTGCGCAAGTGTCCAAAGATTAACTCAGGAATCCAAATATTGTATTCTGGATGCATGGCCACATCAATTCCATTACCATCATTTATCATGACGATAGTTCCATCTGGCTCAATATGTACGTCAATGTAGGAGACTGGAACCGCGTCTTGTTGCTGATTTGCAATGGCCTGTAACATACGGACTACGTGGTCGCGACAATTCACAATGCCTTCATCAAACAACTTGTATAGACCTGGAACATACTTGATATTCCTTAGAACAATTTTTTGTGTTGCTTCATCCAATATCCACTGATCGGTATCCACCTCCTCAACCGAACCGATATACGTGTCGGGATTGGCTAGGATATGCTCCTTGTCTGTTTTTTGCTGGTACTTCTGTGCAAGGTCCGTCATCTTAATAGTTTGTATGTTACTAAATAAATACTATTTATTTCAATTTTATTTGAAACATATTTGGAAAGAATTCATATCGATATAATATATGGTCGATATAAATTCTTATTGTGATAATTTAGGGTTGAATGAAAATGGGACGTCAGACATAGTTCGGTTTTGTCCTGTTCCCAGAATACAAGGATTATACTATCCGTCGCAAGCTGATTTATATAGACAATTTAAAAATGAGAATTGTAATATCCAGAAAAAATTGCCTGGGACATTGGGTGGGCGGTATGTAGGCGCTTTGTCCAACGCCATGCGCAAGAGTCAATGGATTGGTTTGGGGGGCGCCGCAAGAGGTCAAACTAGATTTGTTTATAATTCGAATGAATCAGGAATGCGTGAAGGTCAGCCTGGGGGCATTTTGCCACCAATAAGAAACCGGTTTTAGACGAAGATTTATTTAGAGAAACCCCGCGTAAAAGTTTCTATTTTATCCAATCAAAATGTTTTATTTTCTTGTGATATTTTATAATGACTAGACTTTCTAGAGCTGCTAGAGGCAAATATGAAATGGTAATTGGATCGCGCGCACAAGTGATGAATGGAACTGCTCACCACACCACGGGTGGATTGACCAAGGAGAAGCTTTTCCGCACCAAGAATGGACGTATTGTCAGCAAGTCCAAGCACTTTAGCGCAAAACGCGAGAACCGCTTGGTAAAGGCCGGATACGGAACCCGCAAGGGCAAATTTGGATATGTTAAGATTGCTAAATCTAGAAAGCAACGTGGAGGAATTGGAGGAATTAGATACAACTTGGAAGCTGCACCATATGACGGAGAAGGAGTTGGAACCAGTGGGGATGCAGTTCAATTTGAGGCTGGTCAGGCGGGTGGAAAACGCAGCCGCAAGACCCGTCGCCATCGTCGTTAAATGTTTAGAAAAAACATCCAACATATAAAATAATATTAAATTCTCATATTATTTTACATCTTTTATCATTCAAATACCGGTTTGACAATTGTAAATATACAACAAATATAAAAATATATAAGTATAATTTACACCTTTGGACATTTAAGTTCGCACGAAAACAACATAAATAAAACACGTATTATTACATAATGATGAGAGGTTTTTCTAATTGTTCCTCTACGACACATTCGTGGGTGGGTGCTTCCTTGCTCTAAAAGCAATTTAGGCGGTTTCCACAAATTAACCACTCAAAAACGTAATCAAGGCATTTTATCGAATGTGGGTCCCAGACCAACCCAAGTGCTTTCTAGAAAAGCATTCCTAATCCTAAATATACATAGAC